GATATGTTAATATATGATAGAAAATTAAAAGAAGGACCAGGACCATCTATTTATGGTATAACAGTATGTGAAGCATTGGGTATGTCTCCCGAGTTTATATCATTGGCTAAAAATATTCAAAGTAAGATTGAAGATGAAGGTTCAAATAAACATCTTTCACAATACAATAAAGATATCATTGTATCTAAATGTAAAGTGTGTAATAAGAAAGCAGAAGAAACACATCATATTAATGAACAGTGTTTAGCAGATGAAAATGGTAATATAAAGCATTTTCATAAAAATATTAATCATAATTTAGTTCCATTATGTAAAAAATGTCATTTAGAAACAACACACGGAAACCTTATTATAGAAAAATATATAGATACTGATAAAGGGAAAAAACTTGTATATCATTATAATACTAAAAAAAGAAAGAGTAAAAAGAAATATTCAGAAGAAACTGTAAATAAAATATTAAAGTATAAAAATGATTATCAAACAAATAAATCAAATTGCATTAAATTATTAGAATTAAAAGAAGATATTAAAATAAGTAAAGAAACATTAAAAAAAATAATGGATAATAAATATTAATGGATAATAAAAAAAAATATTTACTATATTATAAATGGGATACACAAAACATATACTATATGAAGCAAGTATTGTAGGGTTAGCAGTTGTTGTTGTTGGAACTGTTATAAGTTATTTGATTGCTAGATTTGAAGATAAAGATACGAAGTTTTTAAGAAATATTTCTATGTTCGTAGCTTTATTTTTAATAGGATTTGTATTACACATCGGCGCTGATATATCTGGATTAAATAGATGGTATTGTAAAAATTGTGCAGGATGTAAATAATTTGATATTTAAATTAATACAAAATAAAAACCATGCCAGAACATGATATTTATGTAATACTAATACCATTATTTTCGACATTATTAATAGTATTAACTATTTTATGTTTATTATTATCTATGTATAAATGTTATATTTGTAGACAAAAATACCTTCTTCGTAAAATACATGTATCTCCAAATATTGAAGTATAAAGATATCTTATTAATTTGAAATTATATAAATGAAACAGACATTCATTTATTATACAAATAATAAGAATGAGTGATTGGGAAGAATTTCTTAGAGCATTAGGAGGATCACTATTAATTATAGGTTCTATGATTTGTATGGTATTTTGTTTATATAAGTATGCGGTTTGTCAAGAAAACAAGGATAAACATAGTAATGTTATAAGTGTATTACCACCACAAAATGTTCCCCGGACTTATAGGAATTTAGAAGCTCCAAAGAATGCCCCTGTTATCATAGTTTAAAAAATTGAATTATCTATTCTAATAGATATAGAATTATCTATTCTAATAGATAATAAACCATTTAATGGATTCAATTGAAGAGGAAAAACCTCTTGTAAAAGATGAACAAGGGGGAAGACCTCTTGTAAAAAATGAACAATCTTGTATTAATAGTATTAAAGAAAATGAAAATGTTAAAGCATGTATTTGTATACTAATATGTATTAGTCTATTTATATTATGTATGTATCCTATATGTAAAAATTGGGAAGACTATATTGAAGAACATTATAATATAGTAAATAAAACATCTTGCTTTATATATTAAATTTGAATTATAATTATTCTTTATTTATTAAATATGGATGAAATTGATTTCTATGAAATATGTGGTTTTACAGCAGGTTTATTATTCCCTCTGGGGTTAGTTCCACAAATATATACATCTTATAAGCAAAAAGATTTATCAAATATATCATATTATTGGCAATTTATATATTTATTTGCCTTAACATGTGCTTTAATCTATAGTTTTCATAATAATTTAGTGCCTATATGGTCATCTTCACTTTTAGAATTATTATTTATGGGTATTCTAACAATAATGAAATTTTATTATTCCTATTTTCCAAATGTTGATAATGATGTTCACCCGGATAATCCATAATTTATTGAATTACTATGGTTATTGTTATATTTTTTATCTATATTTGAAATATGATTAGATTGAATAAATACTGGGGGATAGTAAAATTTATCTAATAATTTTTGTTCTTTTAAATGAATATCGTAATTTTTTATTTTATCTGGTAATATTGTAGATAATAACATATCCTTAGCATTTTCAGGTGTTTTAATAAATAAAGCATGTGTCATTAATATATTAAATTTACTGTAATCTATATCATTTAAACCATTTGTTGTATCTAGTTTAATTTTAATTTTATTAATATCTGAAACTTTTGGAGGACAAATCCAACCACCCATATAACAAGATTCCTTTGGTGGTTCAGGTAATTCACAATTTAATATAGCATCTTCTTCTAATATTAAATTATTAGTAGTTTGATTATTAATAATTGATAAAAGTGTATTTCTATGTGAAGAAATACAGCCTAATTTAGAGATTATTTTAGATTTAGATGTGTTATATCTAGTTTTTAGTTTATTACAAAGTCTATCATTTTCTTTTAGATATTGAGCCTGTATATAGTTAATATTATCTATATTTTGTGCTTCTTTAAACATATCTATTTTTGTATTAAATACATTAGTATCTTTACATATAATATATATTGTATAGTAATAATCTTGTATACGACTATTTTGAAGTATATAATTACATGTTCTTCTGTTGTGACCAGAAGAATTACAAATACTACAAACCATTGTAGTTTATTTTTAAAAATATATATATTAATATTTCAAATTATTTCTTTTTGGTTTTTTTGGTTACTTTTTTGGTTACTTTTTTAGTTTTTTTAGTAGTTTTTTTGGTGGCTTTCTTTTTATCTTTTGGAGTATATCTAAGAAACCATTTTTCATATTCAATTGTCCCCTTTTTAAGATCTTTGAATGCTTTTTTCTTTTCAGCCAATATATCTTCAAATGTTGATTGTTCTCCAATACAATCTACTGTATATATTTTTAATATGCCTTTATTTTTTATTTTATTTTTTAAATAGATCTCCTGTATCATATTAGATGTACATAATAATCTTTCAGAATTATAAAATTCTTTATCAGTATATAAGAAACAAAGATATAAACTTAATATCGTAAATATAGTTGCTATATTGATTGATTTATTATTAACCTTAATTCTATTATAAGAGTAACATGCTTCTGCTTGATATATATTACCTATGCTATTACCATTATAAATAATAGAATAATGTTCGGGAATTAATTCTCCTCTATTGTGATGATGTTCTATATTAATATTATATTTTTTTAGTTTATTTTTAATTTTTTCAGTAGTAGATTTAGCATCTGTAGATAAAACATCATAGTCATTATATTTAGTAACTCTAAAATTTTTATTACTGTAATATGAATATAATTTATCAGCATAAGCACCAAAAAATATAACTTTATCACTAATTAGTATATTTTTAATTTTTTTTGAAATTTGATAATCTTCTTCTTTCATTCTTAAATTTTTAAATTTACATTTTCCCTCTTTAATTGGATAATATTGATTAAGTAACCTTAGTCTAGGTAATAATTTTTCCCACCTTGTTATATCCCCCATTGGTCTAGATAATTCTAGATATAAAGACATCCTTAACCAATTAGCAGGGGCATAAGATATATTATCTTTTTTAATAGTATATGGAGTAATTTTATCATAGAAATAATCTAATTGTGTTATGTCGGCTACTCCAAAAAAATTAACATATACTTTATATGTTCCATAATGTATCCCAGATTTAGCTTCTACATTTCCAAAACCTGCTTTATGGAATATATCAGCTAATTCTTTTGCATCATCTAACGCATTAGGTGAAAAAAAATCCCAATCTGGAAAATCCTGTGCCTTGTAAAATCTTTTTTTTTTTGGTAATATATTATTAACAGCTATACCACCATATACAATTCTTTTCTTCCTTTTTATAAAATCTTCAACAATTTTTATCATTTTACCTGAATTTTCTGGTAAATTAGTATCATATTTTTCTGATGCTTTTAATATTACTTCTTGCATCAATAATAATTCTTTATCCGGTTTATTGGATTGCATGTATATATTATATAATATTTTATTTATATATAAGGATATGAATATATATATATATATATGGATAATTCTAATACATTAGATTTAAAGGTCATACTTAATAACGAAAAAACAGATAGTGTTGTAAATTGTTCTAGTTTAAGTGTTCATAAATCTTATGGAAATTCAATGGATAATATTCTAGATTTACTCGAATCTCAGAGCAATGATATAAAAAATAAACCTTGGTCAAAATTAGATAAAAATAATAAAGCAAAAATATTAAATGATTTTATAGAAACTGAAATAATAGAAAAATCATTAACATTAGAAGTAGGTAAACATATGAAAACTATATTAATGAAAGCATTATATAATAATTTACTAAATAAACAACAAGATGTTATATATAATGTAGAAAAAGGTACTATAACTAAAATAAATAGTTTAAAATATAACGAAGAAACCAAAACATTTGATATTAAAATAAAGGAAAAGGGGTCGCGAGTAACAACTAAATCAAAAACTAATATAGATAGATTAATTAGTAGCAACAATAAAAATAAAAATAGAAATAAGAAGAAATAATTATTTAGAAATCATCTTCTAATGAAAATACATGTGTATTAACATTATCTGTTTCTTTTGTAGATACATTTGCCTTTGCATATTCTCCTACTCTTTTTTCAAAGAAATTTGTTTTACCTTGAACAGATATTAGCTCCATCCATGGAAATGGGTTTGTGGATTTGTATATACTATCTAAACTCAGCATCTTAAGTAAACGATCAGCAATATATTCAATATATTGTGACATTAAATCTGCATTCATTCCAATTAATTCGCAAGATAATGACTCTGTAATAAATTCTTTTTCAATTGTAACTGCTTCTGTTATAATTTCGATTATTTTTTCTTTTGATGGTTTATTTTTAAGATAATTATACATTAATACTGCAAATTCTGTATGTAATCCTTCATCGCGACTAATAAGTTCATTGCTATGACATAGTCCAGGCATTAATCCGCGTTTCTTTAACCAAAAGATGCTGCAGAACGCGCCAGAAAAGAATATCCCTTCTACAGCAGCAAAAGCTATACATCTTTCTCCAAATGAACTATCTTTATCATTAATCCATTTTAGTGCCCAATCTGCCTTTTTCTTAATAGATGGAATTGTTTCAATTGCATTTAATAGTTTTGTTTTTTTTGTTAAGTCTTTAATATATGTGTCAATCAAAAGAGAATATGTTTCAGAATGGATATTTTCCATCATAATCTGAAATCCATAAAAGAATTTAGCTTCTAGAAGTTTTACTTCGCAACAAAACCTTTCAACTAGATTCTCATTAACTACGCCATCAGAAGCAGCGAAAAATGCTAAGATATGTTCAATAAAATGTCTTTCATTATCAGTTAATTTATTAAAATCAGTCAAGTCTTTTGATAGATCTAATTCTTCTGTGGTCCATATATTAGCTTCTGCTACCTTATACATTTTCCAAATGGGTTCATGTTGGATTGGAAAGATAACATATCTATTTTCTTCTTCCGAAAGCAATAGTTCTTTTGTTGACATTTTATACCTTAATATATATATTTATTTTTAATATTTAAATATTTTCAAATTTAAATATTTTTTATAATATTAAAAATGGATAACATGCCTATTTGCTACCACCTTCCTACTCGAGAAAAATGTTTAGAGGATACTAATTGTTATTGGGAAAGTGGTGAAGTCGTGCCGTGCAGGTATGTTACATCTATTGAATTACCTGAACCAGAACCTGGCCCTGAACCAAGTCCGAGACCAAGTCCATCGCCAAATCCAATTATAACTCCTCGAATAAATACAACTAATGTTACTGGAACCTTAGACGAAACAGGTGGATTATCCCCAGAAAATTATATACGAAATAGTAACTTTACTAGAGTTGGGAGAAATAGAGAAGATAATGAAATTATAACAGATATACTATTTATTAATACAAGAAAAGGGTATACTGCTTTAGTTGTTTTTGGAATTTTATTTGTTATTTTTTTATTAGTTTTGTCATGTTATTTTGGTGGACCACCTTGTAGTGTTAGATAATAAAAAGATAATATATATATATATATAT